GACCTGATGGTAAAAGAATACCAAAAGGAACATAGCGTAAGTTACCACAAGGCGTATGCTGAAGTTGTTAAGACAGCCGAAGGTAAAGCCCTTATTACCAAAACCTACAAAGACAAGGAATAATTAAATGGCTGTAATGCAATCGCGGGATAACCGCACTTTCGAAGCTGGTGGTGATCTTTCCGCAGCACAATTTAAGTTCGTAACTCTGGCCGCTGATGGTCAAGTTGATGTAACTGCTTCCGCTGGTGGTAATGCCATTGGTGTGTTGTTGAACAACCCTGCTGCTGCTGGTCGCGCTGCTACTGTATGCGTATCCGGTTCGGTTATGATTAAATGCGGTGGTACTGTCACTGCTGGCGATCAACTGCAAGCAAACACTGACGGTACTGCACTGTTGGCTGCTACTGGTGATGTTGTACTTGGTTATGCTCGTGAAAGCGGTGTAGTCGGTCAAGTCATTGAGATGGAATTTATCACTGGCGGCAACGTAGCAGCCTAAGCTAATTTAAGGAATAATTAATATGCCTCTTTTGACCCCTAGTGCTGTTCACATCGATCAGCCATTGACCAACCTTACGATTGCTTTTAACCAAGAGCCTTCGAACTTCATTGCAGACCAAGTGTTTCCAATGGTATCGGTTTCTAAGCAATCCGACAAATACTACGTCTACAACAAAGACGACTCTAACCGTGCTGGTAACGTCAAGAAATTGGCCCCACGTACTGAAGTAGAGCGTATTGGTTTGTCGCTTTCGACAGATGCTTACTTTGCTGAAGTCTATGGCCTTGGTGCTGACTTCTCGGAGCAAGACATTGCCAATGAAGACACTATGTTGGAAATCCGCGCACAGCAGGCTTTTGATGTAGTAAACCAGTTGAAGATTCACCGTGAGCAGGCTTTTGCTGACACATTCTTCAAGACGGGTGTTTGGGGAACTGAATACACTGGTGTTGCTAATGCTGACAACGATACCGCCCCAGAAGTGACCCAGTGGTCGGATTACACCAACTCGACTCCAATCGTTGACATTACTACTGCTCGTCGGACCTCTTTCTTGAAGTCTGGTGGTTTTGATATGAACACGATGGTTGTTGATATGGAAACTCGTGATGTCCTGATTAACCACCCTGATATTCTGGCTCGTTTGAACGGTGGTTCCACCATCACGAACACTGCCTTGGTTACTAACGCCAAGTTGGCTGAAATCTTCGAGGTAGAAAACTTCTTCGTTATGAAGGCTATCCAGAATACTGCTGCTGAAGGCTTGACAGCTTCCAATGGCTTTATCTCGACCAAGAAGGCTATGTTGGTACACGGCCCTAAGCGTGCGGGTCTTCGTACTCCTGCTGCTGGCCTGACCTTCTGCTGGGACTCGATCCCCGGTGTTTCGGGTATGGGTATCACTGTAGAAACCTTCTCGGATGATGCTCTGAAGCGCCAACAGATTGCAGAGATGATCCAAGTTAAAATGGCCTATGACATGAAAGTCACTGGTCCTAACTTGGGCGTGTTCTTCAACACTATCGTTGCGTAAGCAACTACGGTAGCCTAATAAACTAGGGATACCCTTTGTAGCAATACTTGGGGTATCCCACAAAACAGGTAACATAAGTTGCCCAATAATAATAGAACATAAACAGCATCTCATAGAGAAAGTCATAAGATGAAAGATAAGACACCTATTCACCCTATTTACCTTGGGTGGCAAGTCGATTGGCCCATTTTCGTTAAAGTACCATTCACGAGTGGTGGTAAGAATTGGGTCCGTGGTGAAGAATACAAGTGGATGATTAACGGGTTTGAGCAAAGCACTGTAGCTAAACTATACTCCATTGGTTATGTACACCACAACCCTGCCCTTGAGGCACAGAATAAAGTAGGTGATCGTCTACATGAGATGGACCCTGCACAACTAAAGTCTTTGGTCATCTTGCTCAATGCAGAGCTTAAGAGCCGGACGGTATCCACTAAAGACTATGAGATTAAACGCCTACGACAGTCAGCTATCCCTACTAAACAACGTGGGCTGATTAGGGGCTGGATGTACTCTAATAAGTGGTGTGAAGAAATCTACTATGACCTACGAGATAAAGTCTTGGGTGGTAAAGTAGAAACCAAAGAATAACTATAGTTAGGATGCCCTATGGCCTTTACGTATGATGACACTGACCTTAATACTACAACAGCTTCAGGGCGTCTTAACTCTACTCGTTTCCTCTTGGGTGATACCAACTCCACAGAACCCCTTATTCAAGATAGTGAAGTAGTATTTTCTCTCTCCATGAATGGTAACAACATCTACAAGTCTGCTGCTTGGTTAGCTCGAACACTAGCTTCTAAATACTCCAGAGAAGTTAATATCGAACTTGATGGTATTCTTACTGTAGACTATTCCACCCTAGCACTACAGTTTGCCAAACTAGCAGACCAACTAGAGTACCAAGCTAAGACCAATAGTTCTACCTTGGGTATCTTCGCTGGTGGCCTTCCTGTAGTAACTACAGAAGATCGTAGTTTCCGTATGGGTCAGTTCTGGAACCCACCTAAGCCAACTGATGAAACCATTACTTACGAGTAGGATACAAATTGTCGGCACTCACAAGTAACAGGCTAATGACAGTCCTTAATAAGTATGGGGTAACTGTAACGCTAACAAAGCCATCCTACGGTGCTTATAACCCTGCCACAGGTGCTGTAGGTACAGGAACTACTGCCAACTACAGTGTTAAAGGCTACTTTGCTGACTACAACCTGACGGAGCTTAATAACGATAGTGTTGTCATGGGTGATCGTAAGGCTGTATTCCCTTACCTAGACACAAGTGGTGTTGTACTGCCTGAACCTGACGTAGAGGATAGTATCTCTGGTAATGGCGACACTGTTAAGATTGTAGCAGTACAGAAGTTGTACTCAGGTAGTAGCCTTATTTGTTATATCTGTCAAGTGAGGGAATAACATGGTTACTCAGGTTACTATCAGCCCTAGCTTTCAGAAGAAGATGTCTAAGCTGAACGAGTTAGTTGGTGACTCTATTGAGGAGAAACTTGTTAGCCTTGGTAATTACGCTGTAGAGATTTCACCTGTACAAACAGGCTCTTTCGTAGAATCTTGGTCTTTAACCCCTATTGGTGTTGGTGGTATCCGATCTAAAAAGTCTGGTAATAAGCCTTTAAAAGATAATGAATCTGCTAAGAGTGATGGTCGCGCCAATATAGCAAAAGATGCTAACACTTATAAAAAGCAGATAGTAGAAAAAGGTGGGGCTGTTCTTGCCAATAAGTCGCCTCACGCTAAAGATGTAGATCAAAAACACCTTACAATTACCCGTGTCAGAGATAGGTTTAGATAATGGCAGCTATATACGATGACATCCGTAGGGTACTAGAGACTACACTATCTGGTATTGTAGGTATTCCTGCTATTGCTTGGGAGAACGTATCCTTCAGCCCTACTACCAACACACCTTTTGTCAAGGCTAGGTTTGCCCCTACAATGCGAGAGCCTGCTGTCAGAGGTCTTAACCCACAGATGTACTACCAAGGTGTCTTCGTTGTAGATGTCTTTGTACCTGAGGGTGTAGGACCAAGCACTGGAGATGGTATTGCAAACAGTATTATTGATGCCTTTGACGCCCCTAACGACCTCACTGTAAATGGTGTATCTATTACTATCAGGTATGCTGAACGAGAGCTAGGCACTATTGAGGGTGCTTACTACACAATTCCTGTCAATATTGGCTGGTTAATTTACTACTAGGAGATACCCTGAATGGCATTTGCCCAGAATAGCCGTAGCGGCCTTAGCTACATCGTAGAAAGCACCTTTGGTACTACACCAGCAGGTAACTTCACAGCCCTACCTTATAATACCCATAGCCTTAACCTGACCAAAGATCGTGTTGCAGGTAATGAAATCCAACCTGATCGTATGCTTCGTGTAGACCGTCATGGCAACCGTCAGTCTGCTGGTGATATTGTAGTAGACCTTCGTAGTGGTGACTTTGATGACCTGCTCGAAAGCGTTATGTTTAACGT